GAAGCGGCTCTAGTTTTAGAATCATCAATCAATCTAATACGTCTGCCGTTTCCTGCCAATTTTACATTAGAACCAGTATGTGTGGAATTACTCCCAGGTCCTGCGATAAATTGAGACCCTGATAAATGAGCTAAATTTATTTCAAGAGTACCGGCGTCTAAGGATTCTCTCAATCTAGCTCTATTAATATTTATTACATAAATACTGTTCGTAGATTTACCGTTTATCGTAAATTTATTTTCACCCGGATCGAGACATAATTGTTTGTACTGTCCGTATATAGCTCTAGTTGGAGTGTCATTTATTTGGCCTCCCTCGTCAGCGGATCCAGAGCCGTTGTAATTACCATAAGCAATACTAAACTGAGCTTCTGCACCTAATGAATTAGATGAGCTATTAAAAATTTCGTAATAGTACCTTTTCTGAGTAGAAGTCTGACCTGATGAAGTAAAATAAGTTGTTAAATTACCGTCATTGTTAGAGAATAAAGCTCTAGTAACTATTTCTTCTTGATTTGGAACTATATCTGAAGTTTCGAATCTAGTGAATATATCTGTATTTGCCATTTTTATATATTATATTTATTCTGTTATTCCACCTCCAGGAGTTGTTCCGGCAGTAATTCTATTTACGGTTATGTTAACGCTAACTCTTCCTCCTGTTTCATTTCCTGTTATAGATAATGTAGCTTTTCTTTGATTTAAGGTTGATCCTTTAGCTTTTAAAGTAAAAGATAGTCCTGTAACGCTTACGGCTTGAGAAGCTTCCATTTCAGAAATAGATCTAGGAGTAGATGAAGCTGTATCTTGATTATTATTTTGAGCAGGAGTTGGTGTTACTCCAACAAAAGACGCAACATCACTGTCTGATAAAGTAGCTGTATAACCAAAAGTAGTATTACCTCCCTCAAAGTTTATGGTTCTAGGAGTTATTGTAATTTCTTCTCCGTTTGTTAAAGTAACTGCTGTCTGACCTACAGAAATTATAGGAATTCTAACTGTTCTTTTTGGTAGAGTTACAAGTTTATACTTCATCATTTGTGTCTCGTCTACTACAGCTTCTGTAAGGGGCATATTTTCTATGGTTATTCCATAATATGCAGTCCCTAAAGGATGGTCAGTATTCCATAAAGAATAGTCCACTTCATCGTCTCCTAAAGCAAAGTGAGTAATTTGAAACTCATTTCTACCTCTAGCCAGTAACTCTCTACCTCTTCTTGTGAGGATAGCATCTACTGTTATTTGATTATTATTTAAATATCCCATTTTAAAATTAGTTTTATAATAAATACTTTAAATTTTTATTTTTATACCACTATTTGATTAGCGCTAACTTCTCTAAATTCTACTACAGGCCCTCCATCTATAGTTTCTGTAGTGTCTACATTAAAATCTAACCCGGTTAATTTACATCCTGTATATCGTAATCTATTAGATACGGAATCTTCAATGTATTGATAATTAACAGACTGTAACGAAGATGAATAATATTTTTTTAGACTCATAGATACGGCAGTAGATAAGTCTTTTTTATATGATGAATCAAAATTAGAAGATACGCTACTAGAATAATGATATACAACTTTTTTATATTTTGAATTTATCTTTTCTGATTCAATATAAGATTGAGTGACATAGTAATTCTTTCTGTAAATATTTCCTTGGTTATTTACAAAATAATCATTTCTGTATAGATATTCTTGTAATTGTTTTTTAGTAAATGTAGAATTGAAATTATTATAACTTGATGATATTACATAATTATAACTTATGTTTGCATTATAAAAATCATTAATATTAAAATTATTTACTTTCCCCACTATATTTTCTACTGTATTTATATTAGATTCATACAAAACATTCGACGATATAACTGAAATATTACCATCGTAGTAATTTATTTTTTTAGTTCTTAAAATTTTATCTTTATTGACTCCATTTCTTTTTACTTTATATGCTATAACTTCATCATAGGAACTACTTAAAAAGTAAAACTCTCCTAATAACGTATTAGTATTAATAATAGTTGCGATGCTTTCATTTATTTTTCCTGTATTATCTACCTTATACAAAGACTGAAATTCAGAATTCATGTTTTCTACATCTAATAATCCTACATAATTGTATACTCCAATCCCACTTCCTAATTCTTGCATGTAATTATCAGGATTCAAGGATTGATTGTCTAAAGAAGATTCTATAAAATTGTAGTAATACGGATTTTTTATGGATCCGGATAATTTTTGATAAGAAATTTCGGTATTTATAGGATTTTGTAAAGATGCGGTATATTTAATGTACTCGAAATTCAAAGTAGGTGGATTGTGTAAAGACGCACTATACTTTTCAACAGACATCTCTACGGGCATTAGATAGTCTATAGATCCTGTGTATAAAATGTATTCACCTGTTTGAAAATCTGTTTTTATTATTGTTTTTTCATATTGTGGGTTTGATAAACTAGGGTTTTTCCGAGCTATTCTAGTTCTTTCTAATAAATTTTCTTCTAATAATACACCGGCAATTAAATTTGCCCTAGCTGGAACTAATTGAGTTACTTGTTGGAAAAAAGAATAATCGTACAAAGAAAATATTTCTATATATTTGTTGTAATTATTTCTATTTTTATACTTTTTCCAATAGTTTTCTCTATTTGTCCTCAATGAGGAGTATGTGTCTTTGTATAAATTATTAGGATCTCCTATTAAATTATCTAAATTAACATTCCCATACTGGTTGGATATATCTTTATTAACCTGATCTGTTGGGCTGAAAACAATTGCTAATTTATTTGAATCTACAGGAGTTGTGTCAAATGTATTTATTTGAACTCTTTTTTCCGCTGACAAATTATTTACTCTAATAGTTTCTTCTATTCTTATTTTGTCGCTTTTAGGTATATTAGCTCCTATGACGGGAGAATAAGAATAATATATTTCCGTATATGGTTTGTACTGATTTTCTTGAGGACCGGAAAATCCTATAAAACTAGCCGTAGTATATAGGCTATTTACTCTATTCGGATGACTAGAAGATACAAATCTATATGTTGAATGGTCGTACCTAAGAGAATCTACACCTAGTGGATAATATCTATTGAGTGTATCAAAAGAAGAAGAGTAAGAATCACCATGATAAGCCGCTGGATTTAGCGTATGTTCCTCAAATACTTTAGATGAGTAAAAATCGCTATAATCTTTGTAAGACTGTAAAAAACCGGTAAACCTAGATGATGTAGAGTAGGCATGTTGACTCCCTGTGGCTCCCCCTAATATTACATTATGAGGAGAGGATAAAGAACTTGTGGAACCCCAAGTAAATGATATATCTTTATTAGAATTTAAAGACATGGATCCTGAAAAACTTATCCAATTTTCAAATTGACCACTAGATTTTTTCCATTCTATATTTATAGACCCTTTTTTATTTGTATTGTTTATATTTCTATCAGTAAATATTCTAACATTCCAAACATCTCCATCAAAGAATGGAAAATAATTTGATTTTACTGTATTTACAGACAATGAAGAAGTTGAATAAGTTGTACTAGATGCTCCTTTATATCTTAAATATCCATAAGAATAACTTCCGCTAAAAGAAGATGTTGATATAGATCTGTAACTAACTAATTCTAGATTATTATATACTTTATTTGAATTTTTAGAATCAACTATAGACCATAAACTCATGCTCAAACTAGAAGATATATCTGATTTGAATCTAAATTCAGATACTCTAGGAGCTGAAGACTCAGACTCATTAGGAGGTATCCTTTTACCCCAAGGTATTTTAACAAACTGGTTGCCATTAAATTTTAATAAATATTGATATCTATAACTTTTGTGAGCAGGCGAGTATTTTGGAGGTGCAGCTCCTCCATATTCCTTTATACTTATTAGAGTTTGAGGTATTCCATATATAGATAATAAAGATTTTATACTTCTTTCTGTTCCTTTAGTTTTCAATAAGTAAGGTATATTATTTACGACTCTTCTCCATATTTGATGAGTTAGATTTTCATGCGCCTGGGATGCTAATAAACCCGTGTTAGAAAAGCTCCCGGTGGAATCGCTTCCTATTTTATATAGCCATAAATCACTTAATTGATATCCATTATTAACTTCCCATCCTAAGGATTTTGCATAAGTTTTTAAAAGTTCGTTAGGTATTCCTCTTTTAGGATGTTCGTCTCTTCTATGTATAGATGTTAATTCTTTTACAAATGCATATAAATTATCAAAATGCTGCCCAATCATATTTAAGAATACTAAATACTCTGAATTATCGGGGTCATTTACTATATGCCCAGGAGTGGCTTCATATAAAGAATTATAGTTTCTTATGTCAAAATTATAAGCTTTTGATAAAGAAGAAGAATACCAATAATTATATGTAGCAGAAGTAATATGATAATTTACATATTTGCCATTATCTATATATTTTGGAGTTGGTACCAAACTTCCTGTGATATCATAAGAGAATAAACTACCTGTGGAATAGTATAGGTAATTTTCAAAATCATCAAAGCTGTTTTTTAATTTATGAGATCTTTTTATAATCTTATCGTAATCTAAGGAAGGATATGCAGAGCTAGATGCATTGGAGTTTGCTATAGAGTTACTTTGACTAGTGTAAAATTCAATTAATTGTAATTTGTAATTATAATTTTTTATTCTCTCCTGAGCTGATCCATAAAATATAAAGTTTGAAAAATTTGAATAATCTATGTTTAAAGGAACAGATGCGGATGAGGATATAACTTTGTTTATTATATTATTAGATGTTTCTATATCAGCATCTAATAGACTATTCCAGGTGGAATAATTAGTAGATTCTCCAGTTGTATCACTTAGTAAATAATTTGCGGTTAATACTCTAGGTTGACTTACTATTTCGGGAGAGGATACAGTAAAAGAGTCGAAGTAATCTTCTGCTGCTTTAAAACAAATATGACACATCATTCCGGTATTTATTCCTACCGGAGTATTAAGTAATTTTATGTATATAACATATTCATTATCACAATCTACCTTTATGTTTACTATTGTGTATATTTTATTTTCTCCTAAATTTATTACTATGTTGTTTAAATAACCTACAGTGCGTAAAAAAGCAACTCTATCTCTAAAAGATTTTAATTTGTCTATTATTTCGGGATTTTCTATAAGGTACTTAGGTCTTATAGCTAATTTCAATTCTAATTCATCAGGGCTTATTTCTTGTATGTAAAAATATTGGTTATTAATATTTCCAAAAATATTATACAAAAAATTAAAGCATATCTTGTATGTTCCTTCGTAAATGTCAGAATCGAAGAATAATTTGCAAACATCTAAATTAATATCATCAAAAGAGGAATCGAAATCATTTTTAAATCCATATATTGATTTATTTAATTCAAATTTAGAATCATAAACATGTATATCTAAAGAACATGGGGTTTTTAATTCATCAATAATTGCCTTTGATATATCTAAACTCATGAAAGATTCATAATTAAATGATACTCCTTCTATTAATGAGTTGG